ATGCCCCTGTCTGATACCACAGCGCGTAACGCCAAGCCACGCGAGAAGTCCTACAGAATCGCAGACGCCAAAGGGATGTATCTGGAGGTGACGCCAGCGGGCGGCAAGTATTGGCGCATGAAGTACCGCATCGGCGGCAAAGAAAAGCGCCTTGCCCTCGGTGTCTATCCCGACGTTTCACTGGCACAAGCACGCGAGCGGTGCGGTCAGGCGCGCAAACATCTGGCCAATGCTGTTGACCCCGGCGTATTGAAGCAGACCAGCAAAGCGGCGACCGAGAACAGCTTCGAGGCGGTAGCGCGTGAATGGCACACCAAGTTTTCACCGGGCTGGGTTACACACCACGCCGATAAAATCATCGGGCGGTTGGAGCGTGAAGTATTCCCGTGGCTGGGGAGTCGTCCCATTGGCGACGTGAACGCACCGGAACTGCTCGATGTACTGCGCCGCATTGAAGCTCGTGGCGCGCTCGATACCGCGCACCGCGTACACCAGAACTGCGGAAAGGTGTTCAGATATGCGGTTGCCACTGGTCGTGCGCAACGCGACCCTTCCGGCGATCTGCGCGGCGCGATTCCGCCTGCTCAAGAACATCATCACCCAACCATTACCGAACCCAAGCGGGTCGGCGAGCTGTTGCGCGCCATTGCCGGGTATAGCGGCTCGTACACCACCCGGGGTGCGCTGCAATTGGCGCCGCTGGTCTTCGTGCGCCCTGGCGAACTGCGCAAGGCGGAATGGTCTGAGTTCGATCTGGACAAAGCCGAGTGGCGCATACCGGCGCACAAGATGAAGATGAAGGCCGTTCATATCGTGCCGCTGTCCACGCAAGCCGTGTTGATCCTACGGGAACTTCACGTACTGACAGGCAAGGGGCGCTATGTGTTTCCCGGTGCGCGTGGCAAAGACCGCCACATGAGCGAAAACACTGTCAACGCGGGGCTTCGTCGGCTTGGCTACGCGGTAGGCGACATGACCGGGCACGGTTTCAGAAGTATGGCGTCTACCCTACTCAACGAACAAGGATGGAACCGAGACGCCATAGAACGCCAACTGGCACACGCCGAGCGTGACGATATACGCGCCGCATACAACTACGCCGAGCATCTTCCGGAACGAAAGAGAATGATGCAATCCTGGGCAGATCACCTAGACATCCTCGCGAACGGTGCCGAGGTGGTGCCCATCGGAGCGGTGAAAAAAACCGCCTGACGTGAAAACGCCAAGCCTAGCCCGACGGGGCGAAAGCCGGGACACCCTTCAAGACCATCAATGAGGCTGCTTGTCGTCTGCTGAAGAACAGCAAGATAGCCGCAAGGATATCTCAAAGGTTGAGACTTATCTCTCAAAACGCGAGGAAGAACTAAAAGCCAAGTACCGTCTGACCACCGATGCTTAAAGATGCTACGGTTATGGCGATCATTGCCACTGCCACTGATTGGCGGAGGCGCGCCGCGCTACTGCGGCATGGGCCGCTTCTCCTTGCGGTGCCACGCGGAAGGGTTCTCCGCCCCGATCCGGCGTTCTGGCAGCGTAAATCCGACGAGTCTTGCAAATTGTAATGTCACGCATTACACTTGATTTGTGATCGTCCGCTTCCGGCACAAGGGCCTGCAACGTTTCTTCGAGACCGGAGATCATCGGGGCATTGACCCCAAGCACACGGCGCGTATCCGCCGCCTGCTCGACCGGTTGGATGCCGCTTCCGGCCCCCAAGACATGAACCTGCCGGGTTTTGGATTTCACCCACTCAGGGGCGACCGGAAAGGCGCCTATGCAATCGACGTGTCGGGAAACTGGCGCATCACCTTCCGGTACGGACCGGATGGAGCCTACGACGTGAACCTGGAGGATTATCACTGATGAAGACACTACGCGACCCCAAACGCCGCCCGACGCACCCGGGAGAGATTCTGCGCGAAGACGTACTGCCCGCGCTCGACGTCACGCAAGGCGAGTTCGCCAAGCAGCTCGGCGTGTCGCGGCTCACGGTGTCGGAACTGCTGCGCGAGAAGCGCGCGGTCTCGCCCGACATGGCGTTGCGCCTGGCGCGCCTCCTGAATACCACGGCGGAGTCCTGGCTCAACATGCAGCAGGCCGTGGATCTGTGGGAACTGGGGCGCGTGCACACCGGCCGCTACACGCGTATCAAACCGGTGAAGAAAGCGGCGTAGAATCTCCACACCACGCCTAGCTTGCGGCTGATCCCCGCTGGCGACAAGCCGGGACACCCTTTCCCGGTTGGCCTGGCGCCTTCTTCAAGGGCGAGCGTGAAAGGGGCGCGATATGGCAAAGAAGAATGAGAAGCGATCTAGCCGTCTTCCTTATGATGTAAGCCGCGTGTCATGGGATAATCTGGAGCCTCTTGATCTTACTCGCGCAGAGCGGAACGACGTAATCAAGTCATTTCAGCCCCATACCCCGAGCGACAAATTTTTCAGCGATTACGAACGCGCAGTGCAGTTTTTTGTTTGGGATGTCGAAGAAGTCCGGAAAGTAACACCGTCAAAGCTAAGTGCACGGATTAAGGATGGCATCCATGAAAATGCCCATCAGCTATTGAGCGGTCTTCAGTCCCTTGAGATTACTGACCTATGTCTGCTAGATCGCCATTTCACGAGACAGTTCTTGCAGAACCGAAAATGTGTGAGTGTCAATCGATTTATCTCCTACCTGACGCTCTTCATGGAGAACACGGCAGAAGCGGTGCGTGTGCTAGAGGACGTTCAGAAGGGCGGGCGCATGCCAGCATTTGCAGAACAAGGTCTTGCATTAAGCATCGGACAAGCAATTCAGGCGGAGACTGGGAAGCTCCCCATGCTAACCCGCAATGGTGTCTTCTCGCGTGTATTGAAGTGCGCACTGTCAGTTGGCGATAAGAGAATGAAACGGCGCGTCGGGAAGGATCGACGGGATGTGATGGACCTGATGCGCCAAGCGCGAGACGCAATGATGTCAACGTAGTCCCGCCACTCCATCAGTTGGTAAAAGGTAGCCCTTGGCGCCTCTTTTTTACCAACTCGCATTTGTTCGATTATGTCTGTTCCTAACCTAGAAAGGACAGACAATGAACCAACTTCCTGAAACAGGCTTTCTTCGCATCAAGCAAATCATCGGCAATCCCGACGCGAAACCACCGATTCCCGCAGTAATCCCTGTAAGCAAATCGACTTGGTGGGCCGGAGTGAAATCCGGGCGCTACCCACAGCCAGTAAAAAAGCTAGGGCAAAGAATCACCGCGTGGCGCGTTGAAGATATTCGCACCCTAATCGAACAAGCCGCGAGCACCACGGGGGTAAGGTAAGCATGAGCACTCCGATACCGATCATTGCTCGACGTGAAAACGTACCCCAAAATTTCCCGAGAAATAACGCGATCCATCTGTTGGGTGAGCGGGATTTTCGGGACGCCCATTACTGGAACGAACTCGCCAACCGGCTGCTGCCGCGTCACGACCAGCCCCGATGGAACGCGCCATGCTCACCCGATGCGATGGAGACGTGGCTCGACCGGCTCAGTATCCCGCTCAAGGACTACCTGCGTGCGACCGGACTCAAACGCCTTCAGGACTGCATCGACCTTAACCCTGACTGGCCGCTGCGGGCATGGATCGGGTTGATCCTTGAATTTCAAATGGAGAAGCTCCACGACCACTGCGCGTCTGAGCAGCGGAAGATTCAATCATGAGTGCGCGCACTTCGCATGTAAGGGCGCTCACACAGGGTCCCATCATCGCCTTTTCCGACGTCATGGCACAAGCGGGTATCCCCTGCCCCGATCCCATCATTGCCGACGGGAAACTGCACCGCTACTGCACCGATAGAGACAACAACGAAAACTGCTGGTACGCGTTCTATCCCGATGGCGTTCCTGCTGGCGCTTATGGTTGCTGGAAGCGCGGTCTGTCCGAAACGTGGAGCGCCAAGAGCCAAGAACAATTCAGCGATGCCGAGCGCAAGACGTGGCATGAACGCATGGAACACGCAAAGCAGGAACGGGGGAAAAAACAAACCGAAGCCCGTACCAATGCGAGGACACGCGCAATTGAGATTTTGCAGAATACCAAGCCCGTGACAGATGAGCATCCCTACCTGCAACATAAAGGGGTAAAGTCGCACGGCATCCGTACCGACGGCGAGCGGCTGATTATTCCGCTGTGCGACAATGCCGATGTGATTCATTCGTTGCAGTTCATCTCTCCAACTGGAGAGAAGCGCTTTCTTCATGACGGTGCAATTACAGGGCACTACGCCATACTCGGCAAGCCCACCGGCGCGCTATGCATCGCGGAAGGCTACGCCACGGCGGCAAGTATTCACGAAGCGACGGGCTACGCGGTAGTGGTGGCCTTCAATGCCGGAAACCTGAAGCCGGTGGCCGAGACGCTGCGCGGGAAGTATCCCGAAGCGCGGATTATCGTCTGTGCCGATGACGATTACCGCACGGAAGGCAATCCGGGCACTACGAGAGCACGCGAGGCGGTGCAGGCTGTGAATGGGTTTCTCGCTGTTCCTGACTTCGGTGAAAACAGGCCCAGTGGAGCAACCGACTTCAACGACCTACACCAAGCGCAAGGGCTGGAAGCCGTAGGGCGCGCTGTAGCAAGTGCAAGCGCACTGGTAAGAGAAGTACATCAGCCGGTCGCGGGAAACGTGGCAGCGGGCGATCCTGCGGGCACGGAATGGCCGGAACCGCTGCCGCTGGTGGCGAAGGTGGAACCGGAGCCTTACCCGCTTGACGCACTGCCGGACACCATCCGGGCGGCGGTGATCGAGGTGCAAGGATTTACCAAGGCACCCATTGCAATGGTGGCATCGTCGGCGCTGGCGGCGCTGGCGCTGGCGATTCAAGCCCATGCGGACGTGCAGCGGGCAGACAGGCTGACCGGGCCGGTGGGCTTGTTCCTGCTGACCATCGCGGACAGCGGCGAGCGCAAATCAACCTGCGATGGCTTCTTTACTGCGGCGATCCAAGAATATCAACAGCAACAAACTGAATCGGCAAAGCCTGAGATTACTAAGCATCGAGCCGACATTGCTGCATGGGAGGCGAAACGGGCCGGACTGATCGAAGCGATTAAGCAAGCCGCAAGGAAAGGCTGCGCTACGGCTGATGCTGAATCGAACTTGCGCGATCTGGAAGAAAAAAAGCCGGAACCGAAGAGAGTGCCGAAGCTGCTACGTGGCGACGACACCCCGGAAAATTTGGCCTGGGTGCTGTCGCGTGAGTGGCCTTCGTCGGGCGTGCTGTCGAGCGAAGCGGGGATAGTGCTTGGCGCGCACGGCATGGGTAAGGATTCAATCATGCGCAACCTTGGCCTACTAAATATCCTTTGGGACGGTGGGGTGCTATCCATCGGGCGGCGCACGTCGGAATCTTTCACTGTGCGCGGGGCGCGACTGACGATGGCGCTTCAAGTGCAAGAGGCGACCTTGCGGAGCTTCTTCGACCGATCCGGCGGGCTGGCGCGTGGCACCGGTTTTCTTGCCCGCTTTCTGGTGGCGTGGCCTGAATCAACGCAAGGCTTTCGACCCTTCACCGATCCGCCGGCAAGCTGGCCGCGCCTAGCCGCATTCAATCGGCGCATTACTGCGATCCTGAATCAACCCGCGCCCATCGATGAGGCTGGCGCACTGACTCCGCCTTTGCTGCCGCTGACACCGGAAGCAAAGGCCGCATGGGTAGCATTCCATGACGCAATCGAGGGCGAGCTTTCAACCGGCGGCGAGCTTTACGACGTGCGGGACGTGGCGAGCAAATCCGCCGATAACGCGGCACGGCTGGCGGCGTTGTTTCAGATTTTCGAGGGCGCGGGCGGCGCAGTCGGCGCGGATGCTTTCGAGGGGGCAAGCCGAATCGCGGCATGGCACTTGAACGAAGCGCGGCGATTCTTCGGCGAGCTTGTCCTGCCGGCGGAACTGGCGGGCGCGGCGCGGCTGGACACGTGGCTTATCCAGTATTGCCGACGCGAGAGAACGCACCTTGTCCCGATTGCCAAGTTACAGCAAGGCGGGCCGGGCGGACTGCGCAGCAAAACGACCATCGAAACCGCCATGCGCGAACTTGAAGAGGCAGATCGTGCGCGGCTGGGGCGGGACGGCAAGCGAAAAGTGATTGCTGTGAATCCGGCGCTGTTGATCGAGGGAGGTGTATCGTGACCCTTGCCGCGCTGATTCGCAAACGCGGGGCTGGCAAGGTTGCTAATGATAATCCTGCTAAAGTTGCTAACGATGGGCAGGCAAGGGGCGAACCATTAGCAGGATTAGCAGCTTTAGCATTAGCAAGTCTCCCAAGCCCGAAAACCGCAACCGCCCAGCGCCACGGCCTGACCCTGGCCGCCCCGCAGGAAGCCGAGCTGGCCGAGAACATCCGCGAGCATTTCGAGGAACGCGCCGCGATCCGAGAATACGACGGCCACGAATCCCGGAAAGAGGCCGAGGCTAAAGCCCGAGCCGCCATGCGGGTGTACGAGTACCGGCTTACCGATAACGGTCCTGACGGTCCTTGGCTGATCCTGCTCGCACCGGGCTGTGATCTGCTGGAAGCCGAACGCTCGCTTAAGAGCCGTTTTGGTGCTGACCGTGTGCAAGACGTGAGGGAACGGCGTCATGACTAAAACCAAGAAGCGGCCCGGAAAGCCCGAGGCGAAGGATACAAAAGTACAGAACAACGTGTTCAATATTAAAGTGAAGGATGAAGCGGAGGCCAAGCAGGCTGTAGCGCAGGCCCTCGCGAGCCCAGTTGTACATGCAGCGAGTCTGATCGCCTCATTCAACAGGAACCACTATCTGGACGTTACCGCCTTGGCGACTGAGCTTGTCGCGCAGTGCGACATGGTGAAAAGCGGCGACCTGAGCCGGATTGAGGCGATGCTGTTAAGCCAAGCCCATGCCTTGCAGGCGATCTTCACCAACTGCGCTTGGCGCATGAGCAAGGCCGAGTACCTGAACCAAGATCAGACATATGGATTGCTCGCGCTCAAGGCCCAGAACCAGTGCCGGGCCACCCTCGCCACCCTGGCGGAGATCAAGAACCCCAACCGGGCCACCTTCATCAAGAACACGGCGACCAACCAGCAAATCAACGTCGGGGCGCCTGCTCCGAAAATTTCAGACGATCCGGCAAACGAACTATTGGAGGCAAAACCACATGAACGGCTGGACACCCCAACGCAAAGCCCGGCAAGCACAGCAGATCAAAAAATGGAAACCGTGGGGACGCTCAACCGGGCCAAAGACGGCTGAGGGCAAGGCGCGCTCGCGCAGGAACGCCTGGAAGCACGGTGGGCGAGATGCCAAGATTCGTGCTTTGCACGCGGCACTGGCGGAGCATGGGAGAGCGCTTCGAGAGTTGCAGCAGCGCACCTCGCTCGATTAGGAATTTCTGAATAATCAGACAACAAGCAGAACCTCGCTCATTATTGTCTATTCAGCCAGACTCCCACTCTGCGCTCCTTGGTCGAATTTTGCAAAAGCGAGGATTGGATAAAAAATATCTAAGAGGATCGTTTCTATCCGCCCTGCCGGCAGGCCGGTGCTGGTATCGATCTCTTATGCTTTCTTGCTTGCCTTATTTCTTGCCAATCCAAACAGCCCAATCAGTCCCGAGCCGAACAGATACGCAGCAGCAGGCACCGGAACAGGTGCCGCCAGCAGATAGCCATGCCTTTGCTCCGTGAGATTATTGATGGCAATTCCCACAATCGATCCGTTTTCGTTGATGTCATCTGCGGTGGCTAGCACCCAGCCTGCACTGATGGTGGCAGCATCCAGAAAAATGTTGAGGTCGGTTGCCGTGGTGCCATTCCATAGGGTGGCGTGCTGGCCATTGGTGGTGGAGGCTTGCCCTACGACCTGACCTGTATTGTTGATGGCCTTGGCTATGCCGCTGCCAAGGTCAGTGATAGCGGTGCCATTCCACAAGGTGGCGTGAGTATCAGCATTGCCCATAGTCCAAGAATAACCTGCGACTTGTCCAGCATCGTTGATGCCATGAGCTCGACTGCCTAACCCACCCAGGCCGTCCAGGTAGGTTGCCGTGGTTCCATTCCACAGGGTGGCTTGATAGCCAGAGAACCCTGCGACTTGGCCAGCGTTGTTGATTGCATATGCGGAACTACCTATTCCACTCGAATCACCCAGGTCGATTGACGTGGTGCCATTCCAGAGGGTGGCATGAGAGTTAGCGTAGTTAATCCCTACGACCTGACCTGTATTGTTGATGGCAAAGGCGTGGCCGCTGCCAAGATCAGTGATAGTGGTGCCATTCCAGACAGTGGCGTGCCAGTCATTGCTCGTAGTGGAGAAGTTGACAGCCCCCGCGACTTGTCCAGCATCGTTGATGCCAAGAGCTTGACTGGCACCCACGCCCAAAGAGCCGAGAGCGGTTAGGGTGGTGCCATTCCAGAGGGTGGCGCGTGGATCATACCCAACATACGTGTTGTAGGAATACCCTACGACTTGGCCAGTGTTGTTGATGGCAGATGCCTCGCTGTTAATCTCGCCCAAGGTGCCGAGGTCGGTGAAAGTGTAGCTCACTGCTTGTGCTGTATTAACGGCCGACAAGAAAATGGCGATAGATATGACTGCAAATTGAAAACGAAAACAGCGGCTATTGTTTTGCATACCCCACCCCCTAGTGTTTTTTGCCATCTTGCGCCCCTTTGTAAGAGAACGCTACTGGACGATACGAAACGTTACTGGAAGATGTGCAACTGTCGCGCGGTCTAATCGTTGCAAAGGTGGGTACAAAAGGCGGGACTACGGATCAGCCGGGGCTCACGCAACACCATGAAAATAGGCATTTTCTACACGAGTTCAAGTCCTGCGGCTCCGACCATTTGACCAGGCGCCCCGGGAGATGTCCGCCAGCCTGCTGGATGCTCGGCGGGAGCGCAAAAACATCCTGAAATTACACCACCGAATCAGGGTATAGAAAGCCTCAATCTCCGACTCATGCGATCAGGCATGGGTGCCGCATGGGGTGCCAAATCACTAGATTCCTCACGTCAGCAAATAAAAACCCCGCCAGGCGGCGGGGTAGTTAATAGCAGCAATCTTATCCGGTGCGCCTCACCGATTCGATTCCTACCCGGGCGAGATAACCGGAGCGAGATTCCCCTGAGCGCTTTGCCGCTTCATCGATCACGCGCAGCACCTTACGGGGTAGCGTGATGTTGATGCGCTCGGTTTTATCGTCGAGCTCGGCAAGGTCCACCTCGATAATCGCCCAGGTCCACCCTTTGTATTTGCGATCCTTCTGGTGCGTCTCAAGCGGCTTTGGTGCCGGCGCTGGTTTCTTCTCATCCATCAAGCCTTCCAGGTGCAACAGAATCGATTCCTTGGCATTAGAAAGCGCCTCATCCAGCGTGTCGCCGGCCGAGAAGCAACCCGGGAGATCGGGTACAATCACGCCATAGGCGTGCTTCTTGTCGCCCTTCTCAATCGCTACTACGTAACGCATATCACTTACCTCATCAGCCCAGCAGCGCCCGCGGATGACGATCCGCTACGCGAAGCAGCGCACGCGCCGGGCCGGTGGGTTGGCGCCGGCCTTGCTCCCACTCTTGCAGCGTGCGCGTGCTGACGCCGAGCAGCGCGGCGAACGCCGATTGACTTAAGCCCGTGCGTTCGCGGATCGCCTGGACATTATCGGGTAGCTTCACCTCGATGCGCCGACCCTTGCCACGCTTGACGGCACGCAGGCCATCAAGAATTTCCTGCCCGATGTTTCGTTTCTTGGTCATGTCTTGATCTCCTTCCGCATTTCCCGCAGCACGTTGAGCGAGATGTTTACCCGACGCGCCCAACATTTGTATATATTTTGTCTCACGCGGCCCGCCGCTTGCGCTCCTCAAGCGAGAGTCGGAAGCCTGCGCCCTTGATCACGGCCAGCAGCGTGGATAGCCGCGGATTGCCCTTCGGCGAGAGCGCACGGTAGAGGCTCTCACGCGGAATCCCGGCGGCCTCGGCTAAGCGCGCCATACCGCGCGCCTCGGCGACGGTGCGAAGCGCCGACAGCATCACCTTCGGGTCGCCGTCCTCGATCGCCGCCGCGAGGTATTCACGCGCGAGCCTGGGGTCCGCGCGCAGTTCCTCGATCAATCTGCTGCGGTGCGAAACTGCTGCCTTGAGTTTGCTCATTTCTGCCTCCTCTTGAAGTCCTGCAAGTAACCTACAGCCCGCCCGATGTCGGCATTCTGGGTGCGTTTGTCGCCACCGACGAGGAGCAGGATGACCGCCTTGCCCACCCGGGCGTAGTAGACGCGGTAACCCGCACCCCAATGAACGCGAAGTTCCGACACTCCTTCCCGGCACGGCTCGCAGTCGCCGAAGTTACCGCCCTCAAGCCGTTCCAAGCGCGCCAAAACACGGGCCTTTGCCTGCCGGTCGCGGAGAGTATTCAACCAGTCTGTGAAGGGCTCTCGGCCGTCCGCCGTCTGGTACCGGATCAGGTCAAGCATAAAACAAGTGTAACGTATACGCTACAGGAGGGCAACCCAGAGAAAAGACGATAAATACCCGCAGGCTGTCCGGTGGCGGTCAGGCGGCCTTACCCATCATCCGGTTTGTAATCCGCCGCGCGATCGTGTCCAGGTCTTGCGTGAGTTCGATCAGGAACAAGCCGGATATCAGCGAATCATGGTGCATCTCGATTCCGTTCTCACCCGCAGATCGAGTGATTTCAGACACCACGCGCGCCGCCTTCTGTAGCCGATCTTTACGTAACCGAGATGGCCAAGGTCATGGCCCGCGAAATGCGTGAGTCAGAACGCCCAAGCTACCCGGTCAAGAATGAGGGGGTATGAAATTGGAGTGAGCATCAATCAGGCGGTGGGGGCACATTTGGGGGCACATGGTTTTCTACAGAATATAAAACAAACCATAATCAAAAAGTTAGCTCACAAATGTGAGTGAGTCCCGGGAGCCATTTAACCTTACTAGGAACCGTCCCGACGCCTGCAGCCGCCAGGCGTTGAGGTCGGTACTCGATCCGCACGTCACTGTCACCCACAACAATCCGGTCAACAAAGCTGTTGAAAAATTGCCGGATTTTCTTTGGATTTTCCGCTGTCCTGATCGTCTCCGTAATCGTTTCGGCGAGAAATGCGATCTCGTCTTCTTTGACCTCAAATCTCGGCGGCTCCTCGGCGTTAACCTGATCCAGATCGCGACGCAGGGTCACGAGCTTCGTGTTGTGCTGACGCAAGCGCGTGGTTAGATCGCCAAGATTCGGCGCATTCTTCCCAAGGGTTTCAAGCAGCTCGAAGAGTGTCTCACGTTTATTTTCGATGCCTTCGATCTGGCGCATGAGCACGGTGCGGCGGCGTTTCTGCTCCTTCGCCCAATTTCCGCAGGCTTCGTTGAGGTCGCTGATCACCGTGCGCAAATTTTTTTCTGTTAGAACGTGGCCGAGGATCGCATCAGTCAGAAACTTATCCAGCTCATGCGCATTGATGCGGCGATTCCGGCAATCGCCATGGACCTGAGCGGCGCGGCAGTTGTAGTAGTGGTAGCGTTGCCGCCTACCTTTTGCGCTTTCTGTTGACATGAGTGCGCCGCAATGGCCACAGCGGAGAATACCGGTGAAAACGAAGTTCGACAGCATGGAGCTTCCGCCCTCTGCATTCACATCGGCGGCCACTAACAGCGCTTGAACCGCGGCGAATTTTTCCCCGTCAATAATCGGCTCATGCGCGCGAATGACAGACCATTGCTCGCGCGGGCGCAGCTTTCCTGTTTGCCTGTTTTTACGGCCGAAAACAATGTTTCCGATTGCGGTTTCGTTTTTTAGAACACTAAAGATTGAATTCTTTGTCCAACGCCGCCCACGATTCAGCAGCCCCCTGCGCGTTCAGCATGAAGGCTAAAGTTTTCGCCCCATGCCCTTCGATTCTGAGATCGAATATCTTCTGGACAATCGCGGCCTCTGATTCATCCGGCGCCAGGCGACGGCGTTTCTCGTTCGCGGGATCCGGAATGACGCGAAAGCCAAAAGGACGGCAACCGCCATTCCAATAACCTTCTGTCGCGTTCTTCATCATCGATCGCTTCGTGTCTTGCGAAATTTGGCGACTGTAAAGCTCGTCGAAGATTTCCAATACAGAGTCGGTCATCCACCCAGAATCGTCTTCTAAATTGATGTCTATGGAACAGTAGATGAGTTTGACTCCGGCCTGTTCGAGTCGGCGTTTATACAGGCCCGCATCCACACGATTGCGCGCAAACCGACTCGTAGACCAGGTGATCATGTAGTCTGGTCGAAAGACTTCACAATGTGCGATGGCATCCTGGAATGCGGGACGAACATCGCTACGGCCGGAAATACCTTCATCTGCAAAAATCTTCACGATCTTCGCATCAAGGGTCTTCGCCTTTTTCTCGCAGGCGACGATTTGACTCTCGATCGGGAGTTCCTCTTCAGCCTGGCGCGCCGTGCTCACGCGTACATACACGATAGCGGTCTTCTCCTCCACGGCTCCTCCTGATAGACGTTGTCCCTGTGCGATTTTGCCAAAATTTGCAGCTTTTGACATCCCCTAACACGTCAGGACATTTTCCCCCCTTATTTTGTCTTAAAGGTTCGGATAGCCTCGGAATGGTTCCTATGTCTGTGGAGACAAAATATGGCTGACAGAATTTTGAGAGAGAACGAGGTCACTCACCTGACCGGTATCGACAAGCGGACGATTCGGCGGCTTGAGTTAAAAGGCGAATTCCCGCGGCGCCGGAAAATCACGTCGCGTAATGTGGGGTGGCTAGCATCAGAGATATTCCGGTGGATCAAGAAACGAGTACCCGTCCCAACGCCACAAGCCAATATCTAAAAGACCCGCGGGCGCAACTCGCAAGCCAGATTGGAACGATGGCAACGCAGCTTAACCCTCGTTCGCGAGCATACACACCGCCGTACCACTTAAACACCAAGGTGACCGCGCCTACATCCAACGAAAACAAGGCAGGCTATGGCGTCTATCGATGATCTGAAAACACGTATCGACCTCCACGACCTCGCGGACAAGCTCGGACTCGAACGGCCGCACGATCGCGGAAACTATAAGAGCCCACAGCACGACGACAAAACTCCGTCGCTTTCAATTTACCAGAACGGTAAGCGCTGGAAGGATCACTCTACCGGCGAAGGCGGATCCTGCGTGGATATCGTGTGCTACGTGCTCGGCGTCGATGTGCCGGCGGCGGTGAAGAAGTTGCACGAACTCTATGGCATCGAGCCGGACCGTCCCAAGCAAACCACGGAGCGCCGGCGGCGCACACGCGAGGAATATATCGCCGACAAGTGCATTGCCCAGGCGGAGCATGCGCTGCCGTATCTGATCGAGCAGCGCGGCATTCCCGACGCGATCGCGCGCCGTGCCATCAGCAGCCGGTCCGTCGGTTTCAACGACTGGACCAGCGACAAGATCCCCGCCGGCGAGCCGCTGCACGGCGGGCCGGCGGTCGCGTTTATCGTGCGCACCTTCAATCCGGGCCACGTGGCCGCGGTCGACCTGCGCTACCTCGACCCCGCCTTAAACGGTGGCGTGAAGACGCAGACGCAGGGGGAGAAGGTCGGCGCTCCCTGGACTTCGGACCTGCGGCGCTTCGAGAAGGCGAAACGGGTGTATGTCTGCGAGTCGCCCATCAACGCGCTGTCAATCGAGGCCTGCGAGATGCCGTGGACGGCCGCCATCGCTACCCGCGGCGCGCTCAGTGTCGTGCCCAACATGGATTGGCGCTTCCTTCTCGGCAAGGAAGTCGTGATCGTCATGGATAACGACGAACCGGATCCGAAACAGAACAATCTGTGCCCGGGCGCGGCGGCGAGCTGGATCGTGCACGAGCAGCTCACCTCGCTCAATGTTGCCGCGTACCTGGTCGACCAGGGCGAATGGACGCACAACGATGTGAACGACATCCTGCGCGAGGAAGGCGCCGAGGAACTCAAGCGCATCCTGCGCAATTTCGAGCCCTGGGCGATCCCCGGCGTGCGCGGCGACGACAAGGGCAAGGGCAAGGTGCGCGTGTTCCTGCCGCCGCATGACTTCGGCCAATACTGGCGCTACCGGGCGAAGGAAGATTTCACCCGGTTCATCGCCAAGCGCAAGGAAGAGGACGGGCAGACGGTTGACGACTACCAGGATCTCGCCGGCTTCCGGCTCGCCGGCCTGTCGCGCGTGACCATCGCGAGCGCCGTGGCCACTATGACCGGCGATCGCGATAACCAGCCGCTGATGCTGTTCTCGATCTCCGTGCAGACGCCGCACCACGGCGCAAAATTAGTGCGCAGAGTGTTCAAAGACGACGCGCTATACAACATCGAGGCATGGAAAAAACTTGGGCCAGTTTTTAACCCAGCCGCCTTTCTGCGCCTGGTGACGATATGGAGTCGCGCGGCCGATATCGGCGCGCGGCATGCGATCAACTTTGTCGGTCTCGCCTGGCGTGACGGCAAGCCGATCGTGAACGAGGGGCCGGATTGCTACTTCACCGAACCTGAAAAGCAATGCCCATATCACAACCTGGTGTTCCCCTCCGGGTCGCCTGAAAACGGACGCGCGGTGATCGAGGCCTATCAGGCCACCTTCCGAAAAAACGCCGCCGCCTTCGCCCTAGTGTGGGTCTTGGGCGCACATTTGAAGGCGTTCCTTGGCTTCTGGCCGCACCTGATCATGCAGGCCGACAAAGGGGCGGGCAAATCGACACTCATCAAGCGAATCGAGCGCTCGCTCGCGATGACGATGTTCAGCCGCCAGACCATCAGTACCGAGTTCCGCATCGTAACCTCGGTCTCGCACACCAGCCACCCGGTGGGTTGGGAAGAGATATCCGCCGGCCGGCAGGACATCATCGACAAAGCGGTGTCCACTCTGCAGGAGTGCTACCAGTACACGATCACACGGCGCGGCTCGGACATGACCGAATACCTGCTGTGTGCGCCGGTGTTGCTGGCCGGAGAAGATGTGCCGGTGCGCTCGCTACTCGGCAAGGTGGTACATACTGACTTGACCGCCAAAAAAGGGGCGATGATGCCGGAGGATCTGCCGCGATTCCCCGTACTGCAATGGCTCAAGTTCCTGGCTGGGCATACACGACAGCAGGTGCGCGGGGTCTACGATGTCGCCCGGCGCCACTGCATTGACCGCCTGAGCGCTACCAAGAGCGACGCCGGCGCCCAGCGCATGGTGGAGAACTACGCCGCCGTTCTCACGAGCTGGAGGCTGTTGTGCGAGTTCACGGAGACGGATCCGGCGCAGGGTGATTTCGAGGCCTGCCTGCTCGAAGAGATGAACAACCAGGTGCTGGAGACAACCGCCGACAGGGAGCCCTGGGTGTGGATACTTGAAACCACTCTGTCCGAGATCGACGCCGGGCGATATCAGCATCCGTATACATGGGATGACGTGGACGACGAGCATGGCGGTGAGCCAGAACTCTGCTTGATAATACGCACGAGCCATATCATGGATCACCTCGCGCACACCTCGGCCTTGCGTGACAAATGGAACAGCCTGCCGGTCAAGAGCGACCGCGTGTTCAAGCGGCAACTGAAGAATGCCGGAGTGGTGATTACGGAGCGCACGGACATTACGGTCGCAGGGAAGCGGTATTGCCACGCTGTGGCCATCAGCGTGCCGCGCATGGCGCGTTTCGGGCTCTATGCCTCGCCGGACGTTACCGACCGTTCACCCGCCAAGGCCTGATTCGTGATCTCCCCCCCGCACCCCCAACAAGTTTTGCCGCCGCAAAGTGACGAAAGACCTAGAGAGCCATGGGGGGATTGGGTCGTTTTTTGGTGTTTTTTACAAAAGGTTGGCACAGGCAGCGCACGGGAACCGCGCAACCACATACTCGTCGATACCAACTCATTGATCGTGGAGCAGAATGGGTGCGCGGGTTCACTGAATTTCTGCGCGGGTCTGTCCTCTAACTGCGCGGGTTCGCTCCCATACTGCGCGGGTTACATTTTGGTAATTTTCTCATCCTCCCCCTCTTTTCTTTCTTTCTTCTTGATAAAAAAAGAAAAAAGAAATATGAGCAAGGAAAGCACAGTGCGCGGGTCGGTTTCGAGAATTTACTTTAACTGCGCGGGTTGCAACCCCCTGCGCGAGTTAACCCGCGCAGTGATTTTATCGGTAAAACATGGGCCAAACTATGATTGCGCGGGTGCGCGGGTTGTTCTGCCTGTGGGTACCCTGAAAGGACATCGTCATGACTGACCGGAGACCAGCCGATTTTGCCAAATCGGATAGCAATATGCGCCGCCCGAAGGTCAGGTGCGAGTGCGGGTTCATGGTGTTTAACGGTGAGGTGGTGCGCGCTCGAATTATTTTTTTGTCGCCTGATGGAGCACTCGCAAAGTGTCGGTGCCGGCGTCTGGTGCGAGCGCCGCTTGTCTATGCTGGACTTATAACGGAGGCGTGAGATGCAGCTTATCGAAAATGGTAGATATCAGTCGCATTCCCTTGGGACATTCATCGTGGCTGCGATCGGAATATGCCACGAAAAAGAATGCGCAGCGCTCATTACCGAAGGTGATCTGCCAGAGATTATTGTTCGACCGGTTGCAGATTTAACCCGCCTGCTGGGTGCCATCGAACTTGTTGACAAACGCGCCCTCCCTGGTGAGGTCCGTGGCGTTGGATGGTGGCTCGGGCAAAAAATCGCTTCCGTGCGAAAAGTAAATGGCGAGATCCTGGTCGATTTTTGATTCAACAAATGAATGATCTCGCGGATGACCTGATATCGGCTTACCTGGTTTTTATCGAACACAACCGGGGGAAGTCTGGTCGCACGGCAGAAAGATATCGAACTCACCTCATTCGTCTTCAAGATTTTATCAAAGGACGTAAGTTGGTGGAAGCGACACGCGAGGATATCGAAGAGTTTGCCGGCATGTATGCTCACCGCATGGGTATCTCTCCACGATCACGACGCGTGATCGTCGCCGCCGTACGTGGATTTTATCGCTGGCTCGCGCGCGCCGGGCACATCTCCACCGACATCTCACGAGATCTGCCCTATCCCGATGCCGGCGTTCGTTTCCCTGGCGCGCTTTCGTTGCAATTTGCAGAAAAAATGTTGATGGTACCGGACATCAACACCTTCACTGGAATCCGTGATTGCGCGATGCTATCGGTCCTGCTCGGCGCCGGGTTGCGAGTTTCTGAGTTGGTGGGGTTGAATGAGGGCGATCTTTTTTTTGAAAAGATTGATGGGCGCGAACAATTGACGTTGCGTGTTCGCGGCAAGGGCAAGCGGGAGCGCCTGATTCCAGCTCCTCGCGATTGCTGGGCGCTTCTTCGCGCGTATCTCGGTCACGACATGCTGGAGAAAATGGACCGCACGCTCCCGAGCGGCGAAGTGGTCTTGTTTGTTTCGATTCGGAATCACCGCGTTCCTCCGCATGGGTACTTCGGCGAACACCGACGCTTGACACGTGGCGCGGTGTTTCGATTCTTTCGGCGCTACGCTGAAAAGGCAGGAGCACCGAAGGAACAGCGGCACCCACATGCTGCGCGCCATTTGTTCGCGACAGAGCTTCTGGAAGGCGGAACAGACCTTGTTGAAATCCAGGCATCGCTTGGCCACGCATCCATCGAAAGCACCAGAATCTATCTGCACCTTGCAATGCGCAAACGCCGCGAATCGATCGCCAAAACTGGCCCGCTCGCGAAAATTAGAACGCCCGTGACAGATCTTTTGAAGAGCCTCGACGCTCGATCGGATTAAGCCGCCAGACCAATGCATGGGGTACCTGCACCCCCTTATGGGGGGGTGCAGGTGTGAAAGATCATAGCCATTCCCGTATTGCCTTACTGTAGCGTACACGTTACACTTGTTTTATGCATGACCTGATCCGGTACCAGACGGCGGACGGCCGTGAGCCCTTCACAGACTGGTTGAATACCCTCCGTGACCGGCAGGCGAAAGCCCGCGTCTTGGCGCGCCTGGAACGGCTTGAGGGCGGCAACTTCGGCGACTGCGAGCCGTGCCGGGAAGGAGTGTCGGAGCTTCGCGTTCATTGGGGTGCGGGTTACCGCGTCTACTACGCCCGGGTGGGCAAGGCGGTCATCCTGCTCCTCGTCGGTGGCGACAAGCGCACCCAGAATGCCGATATCGGGCGGGCTGTAGGTTACTTGCAGGACTTCAAGAGGAGACAGAAATGAGCAAACTCAAGGCAGCGGTTTCACACCGCAACAGACTGATCGAGGAACTGCGCGCGGACCCCAGGCTCGCGCGTGAATACCTCGCGGCGGCGATCGAGGACGACGACCCGAAGGTGATGCTGTCGGCGCTTCGCACCGTCGCCGAGGCGCGCGGTATGGCGCGCTTAGCCGAGGCCGCCGGGATTCCGCGTGAGAGCCTCTACCGTGCGCTCTCGCCGAAGGGCAATCCGCGGCTATCCACGCTGCTGGCCGTGATCAAGGCGGCGGGCTTCAGGCTCTCGCTCGGTGAACGCAAGCGCCGGGCAGCATAGGAGACCTGGCTCGCACTTCTCGCCTCTCGTACGATGTTCAAAACTCGTATTCAGGGGCTCAGAGATATTTCAGAAATGCCAGTTTTCCCGATGCGGCAATGCGGGTACGGGGAGGTCTGAAACTCGTGTTTGAAACGGGCTAAGTCGTCAGGTGTTCAGAAAACTTTTTGACTGAAATCTACCCGAGGGTTAGTTATTCCCATTTGTGGGAGGCTTCCACCCCGGATATCCGGGGTGGAAAAGAAACTACCGGCTGATGGGGTCTGCATAGGGCCTATGCCCTATGCAGGTCAGGCCCGCGAGATGGACACCGTCTGTGTTCTGATGACACGCTGCACGACTGAGGTTCCTACCTTCAGGGTGCGGGAAATTGCACGGATGCCCTTCCCTTGTGCGCGCTGTTGTCTAATCAATCGCTCAATCGAGTCAGCTACCGGTGGACGTCCGAGGCGCTTTCCTTGTGCCCTGGCACGTGTGAGTCCCGCCTTCACGCGCTCCTGGATCATTGCGCGCTCGAACTCCGCGAAGACACCACACATCTGGAACAGCGCCTTACCAGCCGGGGTGGTAGTGTCGATCCCCTGCTGATGCAGGTACAGGTCAACACCCTTCGCGTGTATCTCAGCGAGGAACGTCACAAGGTGCTGTAGGCTGCGCCCAAGTCGATCAACTGACCAAACTGCGATCACATCGAACTCACGGCGTATGGCGGCCTTACAGAGCCGATCGAAGGCTGGGCGTTGACCACGATCCTTGGCTCCACTGACCCCGTTGTCGACATACTCTTCAACCACCTTCCAGCCCATTCTATGAGCTACTGATCTCATCTCTTGCAACTGATTCGCAGTGTCCTGGTGGTCGGTGCTTACCCGCGCATAGATTGCCACTTGCTTCATGGTCGCCCCCTGTGTTGAAAACATTTGATTACCGTACAGCCGATCTTCACTCCGACGTCTCTAGAAAACAAGCAATACATGACATCGAAGTTGGAGAGGTTTTCGGTACATGCATGTGCCATACGTATGTGAACGACAGGAATGAATTCACACGACTCGTTGCCAGCTGTTGGGGGTGGGGGGTCGGCGTGAAGATATACGCTCCTCGTTAGGGGGGGGTGGTTACCAGGATTTCTGCAATTCCGCCAACCCCATCTTAAAAAAAACGACCGCGATTCTTGACGTCCGCGAGATTGAGTTCGCGCCCCTAGTTCAAAACTTCCGCACTGTGAAATAATGATCGCCCTTCACATGGATGGGCCCAATGCAATCAACCCAGTGTCTTGAGTGCAGGCATTACCAGGGCGTTCAGCCGCGCGCCGATTTTCCGGTGCATGTCTGCGCGGCGTATCCGGACGGCATTCCGGAGGCGATCGTCACCGGTGCGCACGATCACCGCGAGCCGTACCCGGGCGACAACGGCCTTCGCTTCGCGCCATCTGTCGCGGGCGATTGACTTTCACACTCGTTGCTGCACAATAACACCCGGCGCTCAAAACGCCGTTATCGGTGAGCGGTACCGCACCCGTCAGACTTGCGGATTTTTTGTGCCTGCGATTCGCCGGGTGCGTGGCTGAATACAACACGCGCAAGCGGAATACGCCCGCCGCCTCACCGCGGTTTTGAGCGCCCGGCCCTATTTCCTACACATCAGGAGGCGCACCATGTCCGCTCAAATTGTCGCACTACTCAATCATTCCGTTTTCGCTCAACTCCAGGCAAAGGATTCCGCGCGCGTCTGGCTCACAACCGAACACGAGATCGAAATCGCGCCGGCGCTAAAATTGAAAATCGAACTCGAACATGTCGATGACGAGTGGCAAATCCGGGCGACTTTCAATGGCCCAGGCGTCAAAGATAAGTCGTATCACCTGCCACCTGAGACACACCTCGATGCATCTAGGTGGGCGGGCCTTCACATAGTGCCGCGCGCCATTGAGTTCACAAACGGCGAACCATCGCGATGCCTCATGGAGTTCATCCCCGCGCGCTCGTTGTGTGTTGCCGCCGATTGACGGAAAGTCTCTAAAAATCTTTGCGCCGACACGAAATCTACCTCCTCTCCGCCTCCAGGAGGCATGATCTCGACCTACCCCGCTACCATCGGACCACCGTTTTTGTAACCATACGGCCCATGAAGAACGGAATGGGTAAGGCAGACTTGGTGCGCGACCTGTGTGCCATTTTTCGTGGTGCCCTTGAGAAAAATTCCATCCAGATCGATCTGGAAAGTTGCCTGTCTTGCGCTGCGCGTGATTTGGCATTAGCGCGACGCCGAACACTGGTCGGCGAGATACTGGCCGATCCCGGGCGAGCAACCTATCCGGCGCCAGATGACCTACTCTTACTGAAATTTTCACTTTGGGGCGTCGTACATTCTCGCGGTCGTAATTGTGATGCCCTGGATGCATCAAGCACGATCCCGCGCTTGAGCCTAATCCCGGACAATAGTGGCCGCCAAACGCTGCTGTTAGATCCTCCGCCGACGACGGCGCAGATTATGTTATTTGGGACCGCTTATCGGTTTTTTTATCTGGCAAACCATCGCCTGGCGAACGATCCGGAAGAAACTACCGTGCACCCAGCGCACCGCACGTTGCTGCTTATGCGCGCCGCCGCTGAGGTTTTGCAGGAGCTTGTTCGTGGCGGCGCGACAGCGCCGGTCGCAATATCCGGGTCCGGCATACCTCCAAGTCGCGGTACGCCAGCAGAGATTGCAGTGAAGTTGCTGGAGGAATTCGATTCAAGAACTACCGTCGAGATTTCCGACGGCGCACCCGACGGAGTCGCCGACGGTTGACACCGCCAGATTTCGGGTATAACTTCTAATCATTAAGGCACAACGCGCGTCGCAATTTCTGCGGCGAGATTCAAGCGAAAGCCGCTGATCCCACTCCGGGGTCAGCGGCTTTTTTGCTTTTGGAGGAAAACATCGTGGATCAACTGGCACAGGAAACCCTACTTCTTCAAGAGGCCGTCGACCGCCGACTCGGTTTGGACAACACTTCAGACTCTCAGCGCTTCTGTAACACTGGCGGCCAACTCATCGAGGGAAATAAATTAATCGCTGCCCGCATTCTGGCGGAGTTCGACAAAAATCACGGGCATCGTCTGCACTCAGAGTACAAAATGCTGGCCGCCGGAGACGGCAAGGTTTCCGACGCCGCAGTGCCCGCAATCTTCGAGCGCACGGTCATCCGCGAGGCGCTGTATAACATGATCGGCCTTCAGTTCGTCGATGTCGGCACATCTCCATTCGCCAGCAGCGCCACGATCGCCTACAGCTACCGCGACACCGCCGCTGCCGGGCGCATTAGCACGCGCAAGTACGAGGGACAGCCCATCGCCCGCGCCGGTATTATCCAGACATCAGAAACGGCCTACCCGATTCCGCAGAAGCTCGCGTTCGAGGTGTCGGACGAACTGCGCTACCTGACCACGTCCGGCACTCTCAACTGGGATTCCGTGATCGAAAACATACGCAACGCCGCGCGCATCATCGGCGAAGACTCCGAACAATTGATCTTCAACGAGGTGCTAAACGCCGCTGATGAATACGGCGCGGTGGCCGTGTCCGCCGAGGCGCTCACCCAGGTCAACGGCACGAACAAGATTTTCGCGCTGGTGAATTTCCCGGTGGTGCGCCCGCGCAAAATCTTCGATTTGCAGGGCACCCAGGTGGGCAGCACGGTCAACCCGATTGTGGTGAGTTACGCCAGCGTGGCGCGCAGTGAGTACGACGGCACCGGCACGCAGGCGAGCGGCACGTACTACGTGCTCGACTACAACCTGGGCGAGATCTACTTCGTCTCCGAGCTGGGCGTGGTGGTCACGCCGCCCAACGCCACGGCGATCACGGTGGCCTACTCCCGGTCGACCAACGCCTATAAGTTCGACACCGATCTCGGTTCGCTCAAGACCGAGGAGAAGTGGGACGACTTCCTGTACCGCTTCGGGCTGCGCAAGAACGTCATCGAGTCGGACCGCTACTTCGCGGCGAATTTCGGTTTGATGAGCGGCACCATTCGCACCCAGATCGAGCAGGCGCGCGGCTTCGTGGAATCCGGCGCGCGTACCGGTACCGATCTCGCCGCCGACGGCAATCTTGGACGCATCAAGGATGTGGCACAGTTCCGCACCACCGCTCCGAGTCTCAACATGGGCGACGTGCGCGTCATCCTTGGCCAGCGCGGCGTAACGCGCTACCGCGTAATGAAGCCCTGGGCCATGGGGCAGCTTGAGAGCCAAAGGGACACCAACGGCCGCTTCACCGGCAAGAAAGAGGCCTACGGCGACCAGTACATCGTGCTGCACACGCCGACGCAGCTGAAGGCGGCCTACACCAGCATGGTGTTGTACAGCAGCGCCGGACGCGTGAACCGTGCGGCGTAAAAAGGCTCTTGCAGAGCCGCTCGGTCCCGTAGCGGCATCCACGGGCAATTTTTGCTCCTCCTTGCCGGCGAGGCGTCGCCGGCTTTTTTTTCAGTTGGAGATTGGCGAATGACCGAAGTGGTGAAAATTCGCGGCGAGACTCTCGTTCTGCGCAGATTCGATTTTCTGGAACAACGGAAAGCCGCAATCGTGTCTGATCCTGTTCTTGACAACCTTGCACAGATTGTACGGTCTCAGGGCGGTGAGAATATGAATCCTACGGCGATGGTAAGAGTGTTCGAGTCGCACATCGATTCGTACATAATTTTGCTCGGCATGGCAGCGCACCGGCCGGCCGAATGGATTCGAACGTTGACGGAAACAGAGGGAGATATGCTGGTCAGTACGTTCTGGTTGGAGCATTCCTATTTTTTCTCGAAACTCTTTTTTTCGAAACTGTACGCTGGTATCGACAACGATTCGGGCAATGTCTTGCATGCAACGGTCGGCGTGAAAGTTTGAACGGGGAAACCAACCGATGACCGAAGAGATCGATATCTGCGGTGAAATCATCGTGCTGCGGGAATTCGATTTCTTGGCGAAGCGTAAGGCTTCGGCGCTGGTGGAAAAGGTTCTCGACGATCTGGTTCGGGTTGTCATATCTCAGCGAGGCACTAACCTCGACATTTTAACTATGGCCAAAGTATTCGAATCGCACAATGAAACATTCGCCATCCTGCTCGGCATGGCAGCGCGACGGCCGGTTGAGTGGATTCACGTGCTGTCGGGGATAGAGGGACGATTGCTAACCCGGGCGTTTTGGTCGGTGCATTCGTCTTATTTTTCGCGCTTATTTTTCCGCAGGCTTGCTCTCGCTTGCGCAGGACATCAGCGAAGCGCCAGTAATATGGCGCCCGCGAATAATTCTAGGCACCAGCAACAATTTCATTGAGGCGAAAATCAACTATGAACGATAAAGAAAACGATCTCACCACCCTGTTCCCAGCTCCGGTGGCCGTGGAAGTGCGCGGCGAAAGCTTAAACATTCTACCGCTGAAAGTCGGTCAAATCCCTCCATTGATGCGCGCGCTCGGGCCAGCAGCACGCGATATGTTTAATGGCGAGACGATCGACTGGCTGCTGCTGCTCGAACGCCATAGCGACTCTGTGATCGATGCACTCGCCATCGCTATCGGCAAGCCGCGAACATGGATGGATGCGTTGCCGCCGTCCGATCTGCTCCGGCTTGCTCGCGCCGTACTGGAGATCAACCGGGATTTTTTTACCCAAAGCGTCAAGCCGGAACTCGACCGGATGATGGCGCTAATGGCGGGGAGTGGGCAGACGCCTGTCACGACTTAATCGCGGCAGGCCATGATTGGGGCGACATTCGGGACTATACGCTGGCGCAGACGCGGCTGTTTCTCGCCGCCACGGGGCGCGCGGAGAGCCGAAAACGACGCGAACTGCTCACGCTGTTGCGCGCGGCTCAGGCAGACGAAAAGAGTTTCGAGAAAATATGGAAAATCCTGGCGGCGGAGTAAGCACGGCGGAATGAACGAATCACGGCAACTCGGGTGACAACATAAATGGCGCGCGAACTAGACTTCGGTATTCGCATTCGGGCGAAAGACGAGACGGCGGCGGCTTTCCGCTCTGCGCAGCAGGGCGCGCGGTCTTTCAGCTCACAACTTGATTCGGCTCGCCGCGCGCTGATCACTTTTTTTTCTCTCGCCGCCGCCACCCGCGCCGCTAGCGAAATTATCCGGGTCGCTGACGCTTATCAACAGGTCAACGCGCGCCTGCGGCTGGCAGTCACCTCCACGCAGGAATACGTTAGCGCCCAGACGGCGCTGTTCCAGATCGCGCAGGCCACCCGCAGCGAAATTAGTGGCACCGTCGATCTCTACACACGTCTTGCACGTTCGACCAAGGATCTCGGCGCGTCGCAGGCGACGCTCCTCGCCGTCACCGAGACAGTCAATAAGGCGATCCAACTTTCCGGGGTTTCAGCCGAGTCCGCCAATGCCGCACTTGTTCAGTTGAGCCAAGGTCTGGCCGCCGGCGCACTGCGTGGCGATGAGCTGCGCTCCGTGCTTGAGCAAACGCCGCGCCTCGCCGAGGCCCTGGCCCAAGGCCTAGGTGTCTCGATCGGCGAGCTGCGCTCGCTCGGCGAACAGGGCAAGCTCACGGCCGAGGCGATCATTAACAGCCTGTTGAAGGCCGGTGAAACCGTCAACAAAGAATTCGGTCAGATGCCGGCGACGGTTGGGCAGGCGCTCACCCAGGTCGGCAACGCCTGGGCGCGGTTCATCGGCCAGTCGAACGAATCCGCCGGCGCAACGCGGTCATTGGCCTCGGCGCTTTCGGCCCTCGCGCAGAATTTCAACGCCTTCGCCGAGAATGCCGTGCGCCTCGGCGGCATCATTGCCACGGTCTACGCGGCGCAGGTGATCAAATCGATCCACGATTGGATCGTGGCCCAGCTCGCCGGCCTGCAGGTGGCCGCGGCGGCGCGCGCGGCGCATCTCGCGGAATTGCAGGCCAAGGTGCGCGTGACTGAGGCCACGGCGATTTACACTCAGATGCTGCTCGCCGAGGCGCAGGCGGCAGTTGCCGCCGCCACCGGCATGCAGCGCCTGATTCTGGTCGAGACCCAGCTTATCGCGGTGCAGAAGGCCGCAGCCGCTTCCGCCGCCGAGGCCGCGGCGGCGCAGAAGGCCCTGGATGCGGCTATGACCACCGGCGCGCTCGGCGGCATCAAGGGATTGCTTAAGGGCCTGTTTAGCCTGAATGCCGTTTTTGCTGCCCTCATCGGTTGGCAGATCGGGTCATGGCTGCGCGATGAATTCGAAGTCGCGCGCAAAGCTGGCATCGCCCTCGCCGGTGGACTACATGAGACTTTTGCGAGTCTCAAGGGCGCCATACTGGTCGTCGGCGAAACCATCAGTTTTGCGTTCGACCATCCGCTCGATATGGTGCGCGGGAAGCTCGACGTCCTGCGCGAGCGCATCAAGGCGATCAACGCCGAGACGCAAAAGGAACTGGCCCAGGTCCGCGACGGGTATAGCGAACTCTTCGCCGCGGAAAACAAAACCTCCGCACCGGATGTTGGCGCCACGGGCGGTAGCACTGCCCCCACGCCCGTGCGCCGCGCGCCTACCTCCATTCCTGATCCCGACGTGACTCGGGCAAGGCTAGATAGCATCGCCGCAATTACTAAGGATCATATCCAACGCGAGCGGGAGTCGATCGATGCATCCTACGCGCAAAGTCTCATATCCTTGCGCGACTACTTCACACGCCGCACGGCGCTGACGCAGCAAGGGCTCGATGCCGAGATCGTCGCGGGGCGCGCGGCGCTGGATGAGGCCAGGAGAGAGGAAGAGAAAGCCCGCGCCAAGGTGCAGACCACGCAACCCGGGGAAAGCCGCGAGCAGGCGCTCGGTGATTTGAAGAAGGCGAAGGAAAATGAAATCAAGGCGGAAGGCGATCTCATCCGCTTGCAGGAAGCGCGCACGGCTGCCGGCATCGCCGGCACGCGCGATCTCAGGGCCGCCGAGCAGATATATGCAGACGAAGTCTCGCAGATACTCGAACGCACGCTCGAAGCCCAGGGACAGACCGCCGAGGCGCGCGGGCTCGCACTGGAGCGCGAATTCCGCGGCACGCTCGCGCGCATGAAACAAGAAGGCGACACCGTGGGCCAGACCCTCATCGAAAATCTCATCGACACCGAAAAGGCACGGGCACTGCTCGATCAGTTCCAGAAAGACTATGACCGCGCGCTTGTGCAAATGCAGGCGACCGAGACCGACATCAACACCCAGCGCGCGGCCGGGATGATCGGCGAGACCGAGGCACGCCGACGCATCATCGATCTGCACCAGCGCACGGCAGCCTCGATGGAGACAGTTATTCAGAAGATGCGCGAGCAGGCGGATCTCATCCGGAGCGACTCACCCGAGGCGACGGCGGCCATCGACAGGACGATCGCCGGATGGCAGCGCCTATCCCAAGAGATAGACCCCATCGCGCAACGCATTAATGACTCCGTCGAGAAAGGTCTTGCCGACTCGCTCTACGATTTCATCATCGGCACGAAAACCGCCAAGGAGGCCTTCCAAGACTTCGCGAGATCGGTCGTATCTGCAATAGCGCGCATCGCCGCCGAGAAGATGGCCGCGGCGATCTTCGGGGGCATGGCTGGGGGAGGCGTTGGCGGTCTGATCGCCAGCATCTTCCACAGTGGCGGCGTGGTAGGCTCGGGTGGCACGCGACGCGCGATCTCGCCGCTCGCCTTCGCCGGCGCACCCAGGATGCATGCGGGCGGCATCGCCGGACTGAAATCGGACGAAGTGCCGGCCATCCTGCAGAGCGGCGAGACAGTGATCCCGCGCGGTCAGACGCGTAGCGGTGGCGGCCAGAGCGACAACGTCAAAGTTATCATCGAGAACAAGGGAGCGCCGATCGCTGCGGACAATGCCAATGCCTCGTTCGACGCAGAGGGAATGGTAGTGCGAATCGTGGTGGGCGACGCCGCCCGCGGCGGGCCGATTTCCTCTACCCTGGCGCGCACCTTCAACCTGCGTCGCGGTGGCGGGTAACCCCTTCTCGTGAAGGGGAATTTATGAGGTTCAAGCCGCCCGTTGCATCTTTTCGGGCAGTCCTATGATAAGTTTTCGTGTTCCCAGGATGTCTGTGCAACGGAGCCATTTATGCAATCCTCACAACAATCCGGTAGCAGCACGCTGAGCCGCTGCTACCGGATTGCTGCCGCTTGCTACTATGCTTGCCGGTTTCCGTGTTTGTTTAACAGCCAGAGATCGCCATAAGCGGAGTGCAACCGTGACACAGACCATTGGCTTCATCGGATTGGGCAACATGGGGCTGCCCATGGCCAGAAATCTCCTCAAGGCTGGCTTCAAGGTGCGCGTTTATAACCGCAGCCCCGACAAGGCAAAGACCCTCGCCACAGAGGGTGCGATCATTGCTGCCCACGCGGCAGACACCGTAACGCCGGGCGGCATTGTGGTCACGATGCTTGCTAACGATGCCGCCGTGGAAGAAGTAATCGCCGGCCCCAACGGGATCGCCGCGGCACTTGGAACCGATGGCATCCATGTTTCGATGAGTACCATTGCGCCGGCCACATCAAGAAAATTGTCGGCAATCCACGCCCAGCGCGGCAGTCTTTATGTCGCTGCCCCGGTCTTCGGGCGTCCTGAAGCCGCCGCCGCAAAGAAACTCTGGATCTGCCAGTCCGGTGCCGCTTCCGCCAAGGAACGTATTCGTTCCGCCCTCGAAGCCATGGGGCAGGGAATCTACGATTTTGGTGAAGACCCCAGCGCCGCCAGCACCGTCAAGCTCTGCGGCAATCTCATGATTCTTTCTGTGCTGGAAACGCTCGGTGAAGCTTTCGCGCTCGCTGAGAAGAGTGGCCTGGACCGCAAGGCACTCGCCTCCTTCTTTGGCGAAACCATCTTTGCGTGTCCGGTATACCAGACTTACGGGCGCAGTATCGCAGACAGAACCTACGAACCGGCGGGCTTCCGCGTCGAACTCGGACTAAAGGACGCCAATCTGATTATCGATGCAGCCAATAAAGCGGAAACGCCGATGCCTCTGGCGCACCTGGTTCAGGAAAGAATGCTGGCAGCAGTGGCCAATGGACATAAAAACCTGGATTGGGCAGCGATCGAACTGATGATTGCTGGAAATGCCGGGTTGCGTTGATGGGATAGAATTTTCACACCATCCACTGACTCCGATGTCTTCGGTTACTCCAGTATCCTCGCGCCAGCGAGGGCAATCTGTCCATCTTCGGATGATTTGACGCCACTGACCCCGATGGCGCCGATTATTTTTCCTTTCCATGTCAACGGTACGCCTCCTTCCGATGGCACAACACCCGGAAGCCCCAACACTCCCTGACGGCCACCGGCTAAGGCATCCTCCCAGGCTTTAGTGGGCCGCTTGAACGCCACGGCGGCTTTGGCTTTACGAATGGCAATTTCCACGCTGCCGAACTGAGCGCTGTCGAGACGATCAAGACAAATCAAGTTCCCACCGTCATCCACCACGGCAATCACGACGGGCCAATCGTGTTGCAGTGCCTCAGCCTCCGCTGCCGCAATGACCTTTCTGGCGGTGGCGAGCGTTAATACGGATTTAACCGGCAACAAGTTGTCCGTCATCGTTTTTCCCCGTTCCTTTCATTAACAGCAAGAAATCAATTTCACGAAAATCATGCCGCCAGTCTACGCAATTGTTAAGTTTTTCAGAAACACTACAATAGCACGATGCTTCGTTGGACCCTTCTTGCAGCGGTATCCTTTATTCTGGCCGGCTGCGCCACACCGGAAGCGGAAATACTGACCAAAATCGAAACCTACCCCGCGACCACGAATGTTGAAATCCTTCTGGATTTCCCGAAACAATCCTATAAAACGATTGCCATTCTTGAAGACCGATATGGCGGTACACCTGAGGAAATCAACGCGCGGCTATCCCGCAAGGCGGGCGAAATCGGGGCAGACGCTATAGTCATCGTCAGCATCAACGATAAAACCGTCACCAACTGGCTTATGATCGATCCCTACTATGATGCTCGCTCTCTGCGTCACCCTCACTATCGACCCGTTAAACAAAACTACCGCAGCGTGCGTGCCAAGGCTATCAAGTTTTACTTGAAGTAATAGTCTCTACTTACTGTTTTGTATTGTAAAAATATATCCCACCGACTCCCGCCCTGCTGAAACAGTAACGAGTCCATCTGTCATAAAAATTCGGTAGCACGATTAGCGGCTTGTTGAATACCGTTCATCCGGGTTACCCTTCCGTTTGTAGGAAATTCGCCGCTTTGATATTGCAAGGCAAAAACATTTAAGGGAATCTAGGGTCAGTCTCAGCCCTTACACGGAGGTTTTAGATGAGTACAGAAATGTGGGTGGTTATTCTTCTGGCCTGGACCGTCACAGGCCTGCTTGTCGCAATTGCATTCGGCCGAATGAACCAGACCGAAGAAGTGGGTCAAGACGAAAAACTGCCAGTTTCCTCTGCGCAAGCTATAAAATACCTCCGCAGAAACAAGCGCAAAGCTACCGCTCGCTTATCGTCGCGCGACGCGGTGAGGCAGCATCGCTGCTAACTAACTCAGCTTTTTCCTCCTTCAAGCCGGACAAATCTAACCGGGGTGCTCCTCAGCCGGAGGTAGCACCGTCTTGTTGATGTTCCACGATAATGTGATTCTTGGCCGCACGCCGTTATAGGGATTAACGGTGTGCACCAGCTGGCTGGGGAAGATAATCATCGTTCCGGCAGCCATTTCTGGCAGAAATGGCGCCGTCATGCATTCTTTCTGGTCAGGACAGCACGTTGTCAGGCGCGGATCGACAAAACTGAAACGCCCGCCTTGCGGGTCGCCAAGGTCTTCATCACCCGGATCCAGACAATAAACGACACTCGCCACGGTACGCACATGGCTGTGCGGCATGCAGTAATCGCCGACACGGTAAACACCCGCCCAACACAGGTCCACTACCGCCTCCTCACTCTCCAGGACATGCTGAAATAACACCTTCGCCCGGGCATTGATCAATTCGGCTTCGGCACTGGCCCATTTTTCCAGGTGATGAATCCTGGCTCCACCAGCGCCACGGATGTGCCGCCCGCGCATCCGCTGGTGCTCCTCGAACTCAAGTATTTTGGAAATCAGACGGGGGTGGTATTCCTGGATGTCCGTAAATACCGTACTGCGGATGGTTGGATCGCAAAGCGAGTTGATCTTTTGATTTTGCGGCCATATCTGGATTGATTTCAGGCCAAGGTTGATCGCGCCACTCCCCGTGTCGTTGTGTGCTTCCGTTAGAGACTGGGGGTTTCCTATTACTTTGTCATGTAATTCATGCATGGGGATTGTCACGTCGCGGTCAGGTTCCAACAT